AGTTTTCAAATTATCGGCAATGTGTATGAAATGTATGGACGGAACACATGGTCCTTTTACGAAACGTATCGTTAATAGTGATAAAGTTGAACTCGTAGGTGGTAAGGAAATGTACATGGCCGTATGTAGAAAACATCTTTAGAAAAAATATTTAATTATAATAAATGGATACCCAACCCGAAAAAAGTGCCAATTTAACCGATGTTCAATTCTTTTTGTTTACCATGCCAACTATAGTGACTTTATCTTTAGCTGTACTTATACTGTTTGATAAACGCGCGAGACAAAACCCAGTAGCGTATATATCCCTGTTCTTATCAGGTACACATTTATATCATCATTACACACTTACAAGATTGCAAAATAAGATAAAGCAATAAATAGTATATTATACAATAAAAATGTTTATGATCGAAGAACCATACGGGTTAACAGAGTTTCAATGTTGGTTAATATCACTCACACTCGGAATTGTTTTGATAAAAAGAAAGCGTCGCGGTGAAAATTATCTTGACGAATTATAAATGAACGCGTTACAGGAAAAAGCACCTTTCATGAGTGCTGTATTTGCAAACCTTATTTTCCAGGGTCTCGTTACATACCAGTCCGCAACAACAGTTATAGAAAATCCATTGTATAGTGATTACATGGCCAGAAACGCATTGTTTAATTTACTCCTTTTAATAGGTTTATTTTTAATACTCGTATTTGCTAAATTAAGTTTACCGTTTAAGTTTGGTCTATTCACGGTCATATCGATTCTCATGGGCGCGTATATTTCACCACAAGCAAATATAAAAGAGGCGCTTTTAGAGGTCGTTACTATATTCATAGGTATGTTTATACTAGGTCTTCTTAGCGTCCAATTTGGGTTCGATTTAAGACCACTCGGTGTACTCTTATTCTTCGGACTCTTAGCGCTCATATTCTCACGACTCTTTAGTCCCGGTGAAAAGAAATACGCGAAAATAGGGTCGTTACTATTTGCCTTATTTGTTGTTTTTGATACAAACAATATCTTAAAAAAGAATTATGGTGGTGATTTTATAGACGCATCACTCGATTATTTCTTAGACATAATCAATTTACTCCAGTATAGAATGAACGATTAACATATTTTTCTGCCGAAGTTTTCCTTTAGTATAAAAATATATGTGAATGATAAGAATGAGTTCTAATAGAATCAATAATAATAATAATTCATCGAATAATAACAAAACCAATGAAAATGAAAATGGAAACGAAACCATAAAATGGAAAAATAATAATAATGTTGGATATAACGTTAATAAAAAAAGGTTAATATATAGACCAAAAACAAATAATAAAATTAATAAAATTAATAATAAAAATAGAAATAAAATTGTTAGTGCCAATGCCAGCCATAAGGTTTATACTGGTGCCAACCGTAAGGTTTATACTGGTAAAGTAAGAACGTTACCTTTAAAAAAAATAGTAGAAAAAAAATATTTAGTTCCAAACAATACCACAGCGAACAAAGTATATAGACAAAGAATGGGGAAGACGAAAAAATGGGACAAGATTCACGTTTCTTCAAAAGTTCGTAAACCAATAAATAGAAATAGGGGTGTGGTAACGACCAAAACCCGAAACGTCGCGCAGAAGTTGTTTTCGACTTTCCCTAATAATGTATCACAAACTAATATACGTCCAAATACTACTAAAAAGTTACCAAACAGATTAGGTGAATTTGTGAATCAGGATTTTAACACGCTTGTTAATAATGCTAATAATATATTTACAAGAGGTCTTAAACTAATATATAGTAAATCGGTGTATACCCAGATAATAAAATTTTTATCAAATAAAAATACAAACAGTCGAAAAGGAATAATTGCTAAACAAATAGAACAAATAAAAAATAATTACATTACACTATCTGATAGTATGAAATCAAGAGATTTTAATAAGTATACACGAGGCGATACAAATTTTGAAATAGATTTCTTATTTCTTATATGGTTGGATTTAACACACGACGGATCAACAAAACGGACTTTTCAGGAATTCTTAAAATCAAATTTTAAAAACATATTCATAAAACGTGATATTACATTACCTCGCGGAAATACACCCATGATTAACAATATTTTAAGTTTATACACTACTGATACTGGTATTAAACAGGGTACTGATGGTATTATATCTAAAAAAGGTACGGTGAGTTGGGAAAAAACAATTAAACATAATTTAGATCATATATTTGGAATAAATGAAGGTATTAGTATCTTATCCACACAAATAAATGTGAATTCTATTAAGTCCAACGTTACTAATCCTTTATTAGTTCATATTGATTCTGAAAGTAAAAGGGGTGTAATAACAAAATTACAAGAGAGAAGTAAATTAGGGGATAAAAGGAAAATTATGAAATTTAACAATATAACTAATCTAATTGACCCAGGTGTTTATAAATCCGATTCTTTTAAATCTGAACTATCTCCATTTCTCACACAAAACTCACCAAAATCTCGTCACTATTGGAATTTTGACGAAACAAATTTTAAAATTGGAAATCTATGGATGAAACCAACATTAAATGACACTTATATAATAAATAATGGTATTCGTGAAGTAAATGCTGGTGTTTCCGCAGCACAAGCGAGCGCGGCAGCAAATACTAATATTGATACCATGCTTGGAAAATTTTTAGGTGATTTTGCACAAATATTATTCTTAGCTAATTTGAGTCAATCAAAACCAGGTATAGCACTAGGAACTAACGATGCTATGATGTCAGCAATGTATATTTTTATATTTACGCGTTGTAAAATTCGAAATCCGCCACTTTTAATAATAGATACCGGTGAAAATAATAGTGCACTTTTTTACGGGTTTAATAATGGTAATTATATAAATTTAAGTAAAGGTGTTAAAAATACGAGCGTACATAGACTTAAAATAATTCAAAGAGCCCCTAATACCAATATGACTACGCGTAATAACAGGTTTCCATCGGAGGCTAGAACTAGAATAGTATCAAGACTTAATACGATTAACGAAAATTATAATTCACAAACACAAACTAATAAAAAACGTCCCCGAATCTCAACACCAGCCTCCACGTCGCCATCAATTCAAAAAAGAAACAATAATAATAAAAATCGACCAACAAAAAAACGTAACGTAGGCGTTTTTGGAACACTCAGACAAAAATTATTTAAATTTTAAACAAAAAATTCTCAACTAATAATAAAAATGACCCGAGTTCATTTAAAAAAGAGTCCAAGACTCGATAAAAAGTTCCGCGTCACGTTTGAAAACGAACGTTTCGTTGATTTTGGTGCAAGGGGATACTCAGACTATACACTACACAAAAATCCTATGCGAATGCGTTCTTACGTAACGAGACACGGCGGGTTCATTCCACACATGGTTCAAAAACAAACCGATCCTAAACTTGTTCACGTAAACATGCTCGATGTTACTAAAAGCGATACAGAAAACTGGGGTAAAACAGGTATCTATACAGCGGGGTTTTGGTCGAGATGGCTTCTTTGGAGCCAACCTACTATGGAAAGTGCTAAAAAAACAATGACTAAGAAATTTGGTTTAGTTTTTCTTTAATACCGCGCTTTTTAAGGTTCGCCTTCAAAGCAGTCATCAAATTCGCGCGAGGGTTACGTACCATTGGACGTGGAGGCGGAGGAGGAGGCGGGGGAGGAACAGGTACACGCCGAACTGATGTTACCGATTTATTCTTTTGTTTTGGTACCGATGAAGAAACTCCACCCATGTTTTTAAATAGGGATCTACACGTACGTAAAAGTTTTTTTGTTTCTCGAACCTGTATTTCCAAAGCTGGCGCCTGTCGTCTTTGAATTTTCATACCGAGTTCCTTTTCAGATAATGGTACGCGTTTACCCTTAATCTTTTTTGTTACGCGAATACCAAGTCGCTTAGCTTCGGCTTTTAACGAATCAATCTTCATTTATATTAACCAATAAAATTATATTGACATACTGTAAAGATGGATCGTTTACAGAAAATTTTATTTTTATGTTTTTTATGTATAATAGTATCTATGATAAAACACTATAAATGTGGATGTCTCGTATTACAAAATATAACAATTGGGGGTAAATCTATAGAAAAATGCTCAAAAGCGTGTAAAACTAAGGGAATGGTTATGGATGGAATTTCATGTATGATTTCTTTATCGTGTTGTTTTATAATTTTATTTTCTAAATATTAGTATTTAAAAAAAGTTGTCCGTTCTATACATTTTAGCCTGGAATGAACCCGTTTGTCCTAAAACCGAAACGTCTTCATTCCCATAAAATTCTTGACATCCAATATCTTCCGTACAATCGCGCTCATTATGTGTAATAGGAAGAGGGTATTTCTGATCACCTGGTGTGATTGTGTAATAATGGTACCTGTCACGTCTTCCACGAACCTCTTTACCGTATAAAGGTAAAGTTTCATCATCCGTTCCTGTAAGTATTCCCATTTGTTGGACGTAACCAGGTTTGTATTGTTTGATTGGTGGATTTCTATATTCTGTCTCGACTGGAACACGTACTGGAACTTGAACTGGAACTTGAACTGGAACTTGAACTTGTTCTTTATTATTAATAATTATAGGATTATACAATTGATACACGATAACGATTGCGAGAACGACGATCGCTGATATCATCAGTTTATTTTTAGTTTTATTCGTGATCTTCATTTATATCTACTTAGATTTTTTCCTCAATTTATAAAGCGATGAAAAATCAATTCGGTTTAAACGAAACTGAACAAATAACCAAAGAAAAAACAAAAGGCTCTTAAGTAAATTATTTGCAGATGTATCGTCCATTTTATATATAGGACCAACAACCCGACCAAAGAACGTATTTTCTTTCTTTTCACCAGTTAAGACCATTTCCATCTGTGTTAAAGCACATGAATCATCGTTTACTGACCAATGGTAAAATATGAAAGGTACCAAAATTGAATAAAATTCTAAGTTTTGTTTATTTTTCATAAATGGAACCACAAGCATGGTTATAAAGAAAAGTAAATGGATAAAAAATATAATGTTCATATCTATTAGTATGAACGAAGAAAAGAAACTGCCTAAAATATGGCATCCACAACAGGAAAAAATACTTAAGTCTTGGGGTGAAGCCGCTGCCTGTTATAGATATATGCATTACCAGGCGTATTGTTCATACAAGAATCAAAGTATGAAATTCACAATACCTCTTATAATAGTGAGTACTATTACAGGTACAGCAAACTTTGCTCAAGAAACATTTCCACCCACTGTACAACCTTTTGTACCATCCGCAATTGGTGGTTTAAATCTTATCACGGCTATAGCAACTACCATAATGCAATTTCTTAAAATTAATGAACTCATGGAAGGTCATCGCGTTGCTTCGGTCCAATATGGTAAAGTTTCGAGAACTATTCGACTCGAATTAACATTACCACTTTCGGAAAGAACACAAAACGGCACAAATATGATAGAAAACATGCGCGCGGAATATGATCGTTTAATAGAACAGTCTCCAAACGTACCTAAATATATAATAGACTCTTTTGAAAAGGAATTTCCTGACGATAATGCATTTTTTAAACCGGAGATTATGCATATTCAACCGATAACACCTTTTAAAGCTATAGCAGAAAATACAATAATAACCAAGTTGAAAGATGCTGTAGGTGGTACAGCGAAAAGAGAACTTAAAAAGGAACTCGATGATATACGAGGTAACGTAAAAAATGCTAAGAAAACTATAAAATCAGATATAGAAGGTAAACAACAACGTTTAAATGAAATATCAGATTTAAAAGAAAAAGGACTCGTTAGTTTGAAAGGTGATTTAATGAATGAATTACGACGAAGAACTGAACTCATGGAAGTTATTACAGAATCACCGAAAGACGATTTGCAAGATAAACAATCATAAAAAACATCGTTAAGTTAAAGAATCCAATACACATTATATAAGGGAATATTTTCCTTTTAAAGGGATCTATTATACGTTTTTGAAGCGTACCATTTTCTAATAAAATATCTAACGCTTGAGTAGTAAGATCATCTTCACCTTCTTTAACATCTGACATATGGATTCCTTTGTTGTTATAAAAAAAGAAAAAAAGAAAATAAATATATCGCTACATGAACATGAAATTGACGCGTTACAAAAGTATATAGAAAATAATAAAAATGTTTTTTTGTGTGGCCCATCTGGGTGTGGTAAAACCTTTATAATAAAAGAAGTTTTTGATGAAACGAATAGTATAGAATTATGGGACGAACCACTTCAAAAAAAAGATATTTTTTTAAACTCGATAAAAAATTCCAATTTTTATACATACATAGAAGATTACGAAAGTGATATACACATGTACAAAAATATAATAGAGAGTGTTTGCGAAGGTAAAAGTTTAACAAAAAAACCTTTAATAGTAACATCCAAAAGTGTATATTTTTTAGATAATTTTGTTACCTTAATTATAACGAAATGTAAGGCCGAAGATATAATGAAACTTAAACCAAAACATCCTAACTGTTTTCCCGCCGCAAAAAAATGCGAAGGAAATATACATAACTTTTTTTATTATCTCGACTTCCCGTTCGAAAAAGATCTTTTCAAGTCACCTAAAGAAATAGTAAAAGACGTTTTATGTAATGAAATAAATATAGATATAAGTAACTCAATTCAAGAACATGGACATATATGGGCCGCTATACAGGAAAATTTTCCAGATTGTATAGAAGATAATTACGATAAAATAGCAATTTCTATAGCAGAAGCAGATTTATACGACTCTGAAATATATAAAGGTAACTGGGAAATAATGCCATTTTTTACTTTACACGCCATTAAAATACCTAAAATGTATTTTACGAAAAAAATAGACCCCGAAAATATACGACCAGGTAAATGTTGGACGAAGTTCGGTAACCAAAAAATGAGAAACCAAAAAACACGGAGTATACAATTTCGTTCAAATACAAAAATGAATCATTTTGAGTTTATGGTTCTTCGTGAATATGCTAAAAAGGGTGACGTATCCATGTTTAAAAAATACAATTTAACACCTCAAGACTTTGACGTCATGAACCATTTAGGATTACAAAATAAACTCAAACAAAGAGAGGTTACAAAAATAAAAAAGTTGATTAAAGAAGAAATAACAAAATAAAAATAAAGAATGTCTACAAACACTAACACGGATGACGAAGAAGATTTTAAAATCACGCGTGTTATTGGCAACGAAATTCTATATTACGGGGAAATAACAAATGAAGATATTCTCGAATTTATTGAGGAATTTAAAAAACTCGAAATCAAACTTCTTAAACAAAAGGCGGAACTCATAGGATACGA